CTGCAGTTGCAGCGTACGACATGCTCCAAGACGACACGCTCGTGGTTAACTACGGCTATGTCATGTGCAAAACGCGCCTAACGGCGCGTCAAACATCTGATTCTCCGTCTGCAGGCCCATTTGGACCTGTAGCTAAACTTGGTGTTTTCGAAAGAAAACAACGAGTTCGAGCTAACCCGTTCGGATTTTCAGTGGCAGCTCCTGGAGGGCTGTCGCCCTTCCAGCTGTCACTCTTGGCCGCAATCGGGATTGCCCGATTGTAGCAGTGACAACCTTAAGTAGATAAGAGAGGAGAGCCTCATGGCCCTCGCAGATCCCCTATCCATCACCATCGGTGGAACCACACATTCCCTTCCTCGTCTGACGTCGGACGGCAATGAGTCTGTTTACGCAACCCCTGACGGGGCCGTAACACTCAAAGTCGCTCAACGTCTGACGGGAAGGGCTAAGAACATCGTCTCAACGACGGTGCGCTTGGAGGTTCGTAAGATTAGTACTGATGTCCTTCAGGACACCAAATCTTACATCGAGTATGCCATCACTCGGACGTTCACACGTCCGCTTGTTGGATTCTCGGAAACCGAGATGATCGATGGCTTTACTGGATCGAGTTCGATCCTGACGGCCACCACGAACGCGAACCTTAAAAAGGTTCTCGGTCGCGAGCGTTGATGATCGCAACCCCAGATATTCTTCTGGGTTTGGTCATCGTGCTGATCATCGTATCGTCTAATTGGATTTTTTCCAACAAACGATACAGGGGACGACACTAAGTCGTCTGCGGAGTCCATAGGCTCGGACTCAAACCAACAAGAGTTGGAGAGATGAAAAGCCTACTAATACTCCTCGAAAAGGTCATCACTGAAAGTGGTGATTTTAACTCAGCAAGTACCCAGCTTGATCTTAAAACGATCAAGTTGCGTTTCGAAGATGAGGGGTTGTCGTTTTTAACGATATCCCTTCCCGCCATGGGTCGGTACCTCTTACGAGGTCTTGACTCAGGGTCGGTGACTCACTCCGAACTTCCGGGTTTCCGGAAGCGCGGTCAGCTCCCCGTTTTACTAGGTGGGCTGTTTGAGCTTGTCTTCGATCGTGATACTGGTGTTCTTCTGGAGAATCCAAGTACGGATGCCATCCGCTCCCTGCTTCAGATTACTCTGATGTGGGCGAAGATGGAACTTCCGTGCACAGATTCCCGCCGTGAGGCGGCATACGATAAGTATGTTCAGTGTGAGTTAGATCTACAGGCAATCGATTGGTCTGAAAAGACCCTCTTTTTACAAGAGTTCCGTCGAATGTCTTCCATGTTGTTCTGGCAAGTCTTCCGTGAGGCAGACTTGAGAATCCAGAATTGGGAACTTTTCCCAAGACATGGTCCGGGTGCTACGGCGGAAAAGGTTATCGCTAACGCGAAATACCATTTTCTAACGTGGACAAGCCGACTAGAAGACGTGGCGCCTTATTGGCGTTATTGTACTTCTAAGACTTACTCGTCCTACTGGCAACCGGGTACGATCTACGAACCTGGAACCGAACCACCCGCGAGGGTGATCGATGTTCCTAAAACGCTGTCAACTCCCCGTATCATTGCTATAGAGCCTTCGCATATGCAATATATGCAGCAAGGTCTCTTACATGCACTGACGGAAATTATGGGTAAGACAAAAGTCTTACGCCATATGATCGACACGGAATACCAAGAGCCTAACCAGCTCTTGGCACGTGAGGGCTCCATTACTGGAGACCTTGCCACACTAGATCTTAGTGAGGCATCTGATCGAGTTCACAATCGACTGATAGAAGAGATGCTGTCTGGATTTCCTCACTTAGGTGATTTTGTCCAAGCAACACGCTCGCTAACAGCCGCTGTGCCTAACCACGGAGTAATTTCCTTGGTTAAGTTCGCGTCTATGGGTTCAGCTCTCTGCTTCCCGATGGAGATATACGTCTTTTTGACGCTATCCCTCATGGGTATACAGAAAGCTAAGAACACCCGTTTCCGGTCTATGAGGGATGTTATTCCTCTGATCGGAAAGGTACGCGTGTACGGGGACGACATTGTCGTTCCAACGTACGCCGCTGTTTCCGTCGCAGACATTCTTGAGACTTTTGGTTTCAAGGTGAATGCGAACAAGTCTTTCTGGACTGGATTGTTCAGAGAGAGTTGTGGAGCCGAGTATTACAAAGGCGTCGATGTCACGATTTCTCGTGTTCGACGCCCTCTACCGGAATCCCGGAAGGACGTAGATGAATTGGTATCAATCGTAAGTCTCCGTAATCAGCTTTTTAAGGCTGGTTATAGAGATACGGTTGAATGGCTGGATGAATTTATCCTGACATTTATTCCGTTTCCTTATGTATCTGAAGATTCTGAGGTGCTAGGACGCATTGAACCCGGTCTTATAGACTGTGAACGAATGTGTCCGAATCTCCATCGGCCTATGGTTAAGGCTATGGTGGTAAAAGATGTTCAACGATCCTCACGGATCGATGGGTATCCAGCACTGATGAAGTTCCTATTGAAGCCGGGCGAGGAGCCTGTCTTTGATAAGAATCACCTTTCATTTGCGGGACGTCCTGTATCGTCAAG